TCTTTTAGATCATCAGCGGCACCCTCATACTGTTTTAAACTTCTTGAAACTTCGTTCAAGCCTTTAACTTTTACAGTAAAGTTTGCCATTGCCACTCCCTCAAATTAAGCTTCTACTCTTGTTGGAGCAGCATCTAATACGAACGCAATGTCGTATGTGAAATACTCTCCTGCAGCGCCACCAATTGCTGGTAGAACTTCTGCATATCCTGTTGCTGTGAAATGTGGTTGTGATGCTGTAGCAGTAGCATTGCCGTGTGGGGCATATGTTATTGAAACAGTCTTTCCTGGATTGTCCCAGAGATAGCTGTGAAAGCTAGCTGCTGCGAAATCTTGAAAACCTACAACCTGGCAACGAAACTCAAGAGACTCTTCATATGCTCCAAAGCTTCTTTCTCCAAGCTCTGAGTTCATATTTACATTTGAAACGCCACCAGAATATTCTGTGCCGTCTACTTCAAATACGATGGTCTTACCACGTAGTCTTGACATATTAGTTTCCTCCTTGCATGTCTATTGAAATGTTTAAAAATGTTGTCAAATAACTTGCGTTATTTGCTTCTGTTATGAATGGTTTGTCAACAGTCAAAGTATGACAATCTGTGTGTTCCCAAAGTATAGGCAACAAGTCATCAATGTAATCATCAAGTGTTGTTGTCTCTTTATCATTTGAACCAAATGGAACCATTAATCTAATTTTCCAATTAGAGTTATGAAATACACCGTATGCATCTTCCCTGGTAGAAATAAAATTAATATCAGGTTCTAGCATTGCACATGGTGGAACTGGTCTTTCTGGTAAATATGTATATACTTTTGTAACTCCGCCCAATATTAGGGCAGATGCGATTGTGTCCTTTACGTCCTGTATCATCCAAACCTCTTCATGTAACGATTTAGCAGAGGATATACTCCGATAAGTGGATCTCTTGCAATTCTGATGGGTGAACCATCATAAGATGCATATTGAGAAATACCCATCGGAGCATTCCTGCGATGATAAAGTTCAGATCCAACCTCCATGTAAGCACGTCTTAAGACTTGCGGTGGAATGTTGGCAGACTGAATGTAGGATGCTACAAGGTCTTTTCCAATATCCCAGCAATCCTCAACGTATTGATCATCTTGTTCAGATGAGCCTACATAAGCTTTAAGATCTTCCCAATTCATTGTAATCTCCTAATTAATCGTTTGGATTTGCAACCTTAACAAGAGCTTTTGGATCCTGGCAAGCAACTGCTAGGTATCCGTATACGCTGAACTTGTTAGTTAGGTTGGTAATATCTTCGTCGTTTAGACGGAATGGTGCACCTGCTGATTCGTAGCTAGTTACAGCTGCGCTGTTACCAACATACATTGAACCTGCTGCAAGAGATGGGTCAACAACAACTGGTAGGCCCAAGATGTTAGCTGTTAGGCCAACTGGGTTGATTGAACCAAATGTGTTAACTGTTGCTCCTGTGTTTGAAAGGATTGGACGGTCTGCACCATCAACAAGCTTTGCAAGGGACTTAAATACATCAGATGATGCAAGGATAAACTGCAATGGAAGACCAGTGTCATCGTTTACCTTTACTGCTGAATCTGCAAGAGCTTCTAGCATTGCGTCTGCTGACCATGCTGCTACTGATGCTGTGTTGAAATTTGCTGCTTCTGCAATGAGTTTTGCTCTCATTACGCCGTTAGTTACGGATGCATATTTTGCTACCATTGCACGGAATGCTGCATCAACATAATTGATTGATGAACGCTCAATGACCTGGCGTGACATATCTGTGTATCCACCGTATGTCTTTACTGGAGCTGTTGCTGATGTAAGAGTGATCTTACCAAATGCTAGCTCGTCAGCTTCTGCTGCCTGCTCTGCGATATCAGATGTATCTGTATCCAAGAGTGGGTATTCAATTGTCATTCCGTCAGCTGGTAGAGCTGCAGATGAAAATGTTGTAAATGTTGGACGACCTGCGTTTAGGATACGGATAGTATCAGAAACCCAAGCGTTCTTTAGAATTGAGTCTGCAAGAACAGATCCGCTCTCTGCGTTCTCAAATGCACGGTAAAGAGTGATAGCGTCTTCTTTTTGAGATGCTACTCCCTTTGCCCAATCTCCGAATGAACGGAATGTTGGAACAGAAGGTGTTGCTGGTGCTGATGTTGAAAGAACATCTAGACGACGCTCCAAAGCTTCTGCGTGATTACGAACTTCAGCAATTGCTGCATCGTAATCTGGTGTTGTGTTTTCAGTCATTATTTCCTCCTTGACTTCTTCTCTGACCGCTAATACAGCGGCTGCTTCATAGGCTGGGAAAGCTACTAAGGATACTTCCTTTAAATCAACTTTCTTGCGAATTATTGTCTTATCTTTTTTCTCGTCTTTTACTGGAATGAAACCAACAGAGAAACTACGAATAGCTCCATCTTTGACGAGTTCCATGGTTTCATTACCTAAAGCTGTGTCTGAGATTTTAGCTGTGATCCATAGACCATCTTCTTCTTCTCTTAGCTCGTTTACTACTCCGATTATTTCTTTATGATCACGGAATAGTTTAACATCGGCATCGGTATCAACTGCGCCTTTTTCAAAACGCTCTGACCATCCGCCACCAATGTCAATTGTCTCATTATAAGGAACTGCTACTCCAGAAACTTCTCGTTTCTCAGTATCAGATGCTCTTATTTCAAATGAACGTTGTTCCATTATTTCTTTCTCCTTTTGATGCTTCTAGTTGGAGTTGGTTCTGCTTGCTCTTCCGCTGGTGTCTCATTACCTATAGGAGCTGGAGTAGGTTGTTCAAGAACCTCATCTCCGTCAGCGATTGCAATCATTCCTTCAAGTTCACGAACCTCATTTGGTGTCATAAACTTCTTGTCCAGTGCTATTGCATAGGATTGGAATCTGATTAATTGATTAGGACGCAAGAACTGAGTTAAATTAAACTTAGCGTATTGTCCTCGTGGCAATAGATCAGAAAGTGCTTGTTCTATACGGACTACATATTGCTGTAAGCCATCTTCGTATAGTTTATTTCTATCTTCGTTACCGTTGGTGTAAGTCATGCCTGCACCTTCCATTGATAGTCCTAAATAGACTGATGGAACGCCAAACATGTTTGCAACTTGGCGTGTAACGAATTTTTGATTCTCTAAAAATTGTGCCTTCTCAGGCTCTAATGCAGTTGGAGCAAAATCTAATCCAGATGATAGAAGTGCAACAGTTCTTTGCTGTTGTGATTCAACGAATGCATCTTTATTTGCTTTAGCTACATCTTCAGATAAAAATTCTGGTGTCTTTAATATTCCTGTTGGAATACCTGAGCGTCTAAACCAATTGTCTGCATAATCTTGCAAATCAAGTGCCGCTCTAATAATATATTTGTGTCTTTGAATTGGTCCTTCACCAAGTAGGGCATTGTGCTGTGGCTTGTCCCATAACTTAAGGTGAACCATGTTTTCTTTTGGAATGCGTTGTCCATTAATCTGATAATAGATTCTTCCGTCTGCTTCATTGTTTACTGAAACAACTTCTGGATGCATAACCTTAACATTTGCAATTCCTCGTGCTCCTCGTGTTACATACCAGAAAGCATTACCAAAAATTGCCATATGAACTAATGTCTTACCAATAAACTCTGCTTGTGAAACATTATCTTCAACATCTGGTGTCTGTAGCCATAGAGGAGATTCTAATTGCTCTTCGCCTCTAAATACTTCTACAGGAATCTGCATCATAGCAGTTTCAAGAACAGCAATTGATCTACTTACAGAAATAAGTGATAATGCTGTTACTGGACTAACTGTAATTTCAGTTCTTGATGGTGGAACGATGCTTGCACGTTCTTGAGGAACATAAGGAGTTGGTATCAATGTTTCTTGTTCTTGAATTCTAAATCTGTCAAATAATCCCATTTAATCTCCTAAAATACCATCTGCGTTGGTTTCTTTTGTGTTTCCACATACCAAACCGCTAATACTGTGGCAATTGCAGCATCTATATCTGTTCCAGAGTCTTTTCGTGTAATTTTCCACGAATCTCCTATGTTTTTACGAACAGCACGTTGCATTTGCATTGAAACAATCTCATCTCTTGGATGTGCTAGTTTCTTTAACATAATTCTACTATATGCGTTATTTGATGC